AGATTGTCATCTGTTGTTTCGTTGGGTTCATTGGGTTCATTGGGTTCATTGGGTTCATTGGGTTCATTGGGTTCATTGGGTTCATTGGGTTCATTGGGTTCATTGGGTTCATTGGGTTCCATCTTGGGTTTCTCCCCTTTTTTCTTGTCCCTATTCCGCTTACGCTTTTCTCTGCATTTGATACAACTCTTGTTTATTTTATTACCATATATAAAGTCATCTTCAAGACGCATACAACTACAGCCCGTGCATTTCTTTGTTGGGTTCATTTTGGGTTTCTAATATATATTAATATTTTTCTTTAAATCTATTTATATTTTGTCTTTTTTCTTCAAAGTCTTACAGTGTATATTTTTACGATGATTGCTTTTCAAAATATAAAGAATCTTGTTGTGAACATTGATGTTGGTTTCAAGCATATTATTACATAACAGTTTGTTACCTTTTTTTTTAATAAGATATATGGTTTTTGGTATTGGTTTTCTATAATATTTGATGATATCTTTGTACTCATTAATAGTAAAATTTTTCATTTGACTTTATATATAGATAAATAGATATATTAATTAATTTATTTTGTCTATTTTCAATGAACTTGCTGTGATATTTTTGAGGGAGGGTTTGTCTCAAACAGGGCGAGTAGGGAGGGTTAGATAGTTTCAAAAATTTCATTTTACTAATTATAATAAACTAATGTTGTAATTAATATATATAGATATGATAGTTGATGAAATTCGTGAGATTTATACTAACACACCAGTGAAAAAACTGAGAGAGGTCATTGAAAAACACTTCATTCCAACGAACGAAGAAAAGAAGCAAAATGCTGAAGTTCCAACACCCGTTAAATTAGTTGATGAAATGCTTGACAAAATTCCAGAAGAATTTTGGAAAAAACCTCAAAAAGTATTTGAACCTTGTTGTGGTAAAGGAAACTTCGTGTTAGGTATATTTGATAAATTTTATGAAGGTCTTCAAGATATGTACCCTGATGAGTATGAACGGTGTCGTGTTATCATGACGGAGTGTATCTATTTTGCGGATCTAACCGCACTAAATGTTTTCGTCACAACAGAAATAATGAAATGTCACGTTCAAAGTTATTGTGGGTTAGATGAATTGGAGTTTGAATTCAATCATCATATTGGAGATACTCTTACCTTGGATATAAAAGACAAATGGAATATTCATTTGGAAGATGTTTCAATAATTGGAAACCCTCCGTATTCCACGAATCCATCAAAACCTGACACAAAACCTCTATATGATAAATTTATTGAAAAATATATTGATGGTAAATTATTATTATTTGTTGTTCCTTCCAGATGGTTTATTGGTGGGAAAGGTTTAGATGGGTTTAGAGATTTTATGATGAAAAGAAAGGATATTGTCTTTATTCAACATGAAGATGATGCTACAAAATGGTTTGGTAATAATGTTGAAATAAAAGGAGGTGTTAATTATTTCATGAAGGCTACCTCTCATAATGGTCTATGTTTATTTAATGGAGAACCATATGATTTATCTAAGTATGATTGCATCATTAAACCAAAATATCATAAAATCATTAATATTGTTATAAATATGGAAAGCATAAGTAAATTATATATGGGAAGATATTTTGGGGTTGAAACAAACGACAAGCGTTTTAAAAATGATGGAAAAATAAAATGTTATGTTTCAACTTTAAAATCAAAGGATAGGTGTAAATATATTGAAGATTATACGTTTAATGAAACTAATACATTTTGGAAAGTAATTACACCAGAGGCAGCATTTAAGGCATTTAGTGGTTTTGGTGAAAAATTTATAGGAAAACCAAATGAAGTTCATACTGGCAGTTATATATCATTTCGTGTAAATAATGAAGACGAAGCTAAATCTTTATTAAGCTATTTAGATACAAAATTTGCTAACCATATGTTATCGGTTAGAAAAATATCACAACACATTAACGGAGATGTTTGTAAATGGATACCATTAGTTCCATTAGATAGAATATGGACTGATGAAAAAGTGTGTGAATATTTGAAAATAAATCAAGATATGTATATTTAACTAATATGTATTATTCACTATTTTCAGTTTATGATTGTCATCGGTATTTATCAACCAATCAAAAACAAAAGAAGTATAGTTAGTGTATAGTTTGAAACCCTACACTCCAACCCTACACTCATTGAAGAATTATAAACCTATATATAAATATATATTCCTTACCATTATTCTATATATAAATATATTATATACTATATAAAATATATGATAAATAATAATAGTGTAGGGTGTGTAGGGTGTGTAGGGTTTTGAACAAGTCACAGAAAAAAAACAAAAAATAAATATAAAATATAAAATGAAGTTGAGAGAACTCTACAACTCTACACCCCTACACTACGAGCATGATAACAGGCTATATTTTCATAAATATTATCACGGTAAAAGGTTATAAAATTGAGGGTGTATAGTTTATAAAGTTTTTTTGTAAACGTCGTGTATAGTTTTTAACCCTACACGAAGTTTCAACAATAAATATATATTTATTCAAAATTAGTATCTAAATCAACCAGCCATTTTTCTCAAGATGTTCATGTAGAACTTCATAGTCAATTTGAAGGATAACTGATGAGTTAGTTCTCTTTTTTTCAATACCATTATACTTCATAATTTCTCGTCCATATTTAGTAAGCGTCAATTCACCTTTTCCTCCACAGTATTGCTCAATAAACTTCTTATACAATGAATAAAGTTCATTAGATTTATATTTTTTCATGGTATTAAGTGTAAGAATTTTACTCTCAACATCATCATCATCGCCATTCTGAACTTCAACATATTTCTCGCAAAGATCACCAAGAAACAACGCCATATTTGGTATAGTAGCAGATTGCATATCTTTATATGCGGCTGTAATCGGTCTGTCACGCCAATTCCATTCGCTCAAATCAATACTCATGAGATAATCATAGAAATCCTTACAACATTTTTCGTCTTTAAATGATTCATCTAACTTTTTAAAATGTGCGTGATTTCCTTTAAATGTGTCAAGACCTTCCATGACCATAAATCTTCTGTCAGATTGCTCAATTTTAATAGGAGTATCATTATTTGAAAAGAAGAAGTATCGTGCAAGATTACGAATTGTCACTCCATCAACACCTTTTCTTTCCCAGTTCAAATCAGTGGCGGTAATTAGATTTTTAAGAACGTCACTATTAGCAAATCCATCTTTTCCACTCATTTCGTCCATAACAACCATAATATTATTGACATTTTGGTTAAATCGTCCAATAACTTTATCAATATCAGCCGTTTGTAGAAAATATTTGTCTCCAATAATATATTTCCCAAAATTATCAAAGAATATGTTTTTACCAATTCCTTGAACGCTTCTCAATACAATAGCTACATCCATTTTCTCACCAGGTTTTTGTAGCATATGTGCGAGATATTTAATCATATAGTCATAACATTTGTCATCATTTCCAGTAATGACTTTTAAATGATCTAAAAATATATGAAAATCGTATTGTTTGTCTTCATATTCAGTCATATTTTGTATTTTAAATCCTGTAAATGTATTCAATACATTTTTATCACACACACATGGAGGCGGTAGGAAGTCCAAAGCATCATATGTTTTAATATTTATATCACTCGTCCATAAATCAATAAACTTCTGTTTTCCAATCATAGCATTATTCGTTTGATGTTTAATGTCCTTGTCTCCCAAAATACTTACATTTCCTTTATGAATATTTACGAATATAGATGGTTCCATAATCTTACAATAAAATAACTCAAAATAATTTTTTCGTTTGTTATAAAGGTCTTGTATTTGTTCGTTTTCTAATTTTTTCATTTTTTCTTTGATTTCCTTTTTCTTGGTGTTACTATAATCACTTAAATCTTTATTTTTTTCCAATTCTTCGCTATGGAGTTTGCTTTGAATACTTACGAATTTATGGATATCAAACTTATCACAATTTTGTTTCACAATAATCTCATCATATTTGTCTTTATTACTCAACTTTGCGTAATATTTTATTGTTCCTAAACCATTTGTAGGCGAACTATATGCGTTATAGGTTTTATCAAACCCAGTATCGCTATATTTTTCTTGACATTTTTTGCTAATATTTCTTAAAAACTCTTCATCTACACCGCATGACTTACCGGCCCATATAATTTTTGTCCAGTCACTATATTCATATAGATGTTCAGGTTCAATCAAATCCAATAATGCTTTTACCTCACAAATATCATTTGTCATATCATTTGTCATATTTGGTTTATTGTTAACAATTGTTTTGACAATTGAATTTTTAGGTTCTTCTTCCTTGACATCAATAAACTCATCAGTCGGGTCAATATAATGAATAAGATTATCTTCAATTGAACCTTTTATGATATGATTTGGCCTATCAAACTCAAACGAATTATAATGATTGTTTTTAAAATTCACTGTTTTCCCTTTGTATGCATTTGGCGCTCTCATTTTTCCAACGCCTTTGCTTCTATATACAGATTTATCAACATTTAAACAATCCTCTGTTTTGTTACCAAAATCCACGTCAATAATACCATTTAAATTGTCTTTCAACATAGGAAAATACTCGTTTTCAATGATTGCCACCATCTTACTAATGCATGATATATATTTATGAAATGTTAGGCGAAAAGAATATTTATGTTTTGTCATTTCTTTCCCATCACTATCAATGTAAATATGTTCATATTTGCTTGAATTCATGACAGCACAATCCAATAGGCACAATTTGTTTATAATTGAATCAACTTTAATATTAAATTCATCATTTGTCATTTTTTTATTAGCTTCTCCATCAATATCAATAAATATTTTTATCGGTTTGTTTGGTTTTGTGACTTCATATAGATTATTATCAGGGTTTTGTTTAATGATTTTGTCTTTGACAGCATCCCAAGGTAAGATTTTAGTTTTATCTGTGACAATATTCGCATCTATTCCGTGACAAAATTCAACATTGTTGTAAGCGTTGGTTTCAGTAGTTTGGTTCATGGTTATATACTATACATAGAAAAAAATATCTTTAAGTCAATTTTTTTCCTAAATATAATCCCCCTAAATAATTAAATTTTCCTAAATATAAAATATATTTCCTAAAAACATATTTTATTGAAAGATTTCAGGCGTCAATTTTCGGAAGTCACGACAAGTCTTCAAATAGTCCTTCCAAATAGTGTAACGACTTGCTTGGTGTTTTCTGTTTAACATTTTTAATGTTTCATAGTTATTTTCTCGCCACTTATAGATATGAACCTTGTTTTTTTCGTAGCAGACTGGCATCTTACAGGTATTACTATACTTATACTACATTAAGATATTTTTAAATTCAATTTTTTTATATTATCATCATAGTAATTACTCGTTCATTTTGCTGACGATTTCATTCCACTTCGTCGCAGCATACAACATTATCTTTTTCCCGTTGTTTAAAATAATTTCATATACACCATTCCATTTCGTGAAAACAACAATATAATCACTATAAGTTTTCATGAACAAATCCAATATAACCTTGCTTCGTTTATGGTAATGGCAATCCATTTTATACAGTAGATATATATTTTTATTTTGTTTTAAATTTATTTTAAAAAAAAGACAAAAAGTCAATTAAGATTTGTCTTTAATTTTCAGAAAGAGGAGGAGGAGGTTCATCAGGTTCATCAGCTTGATGTGCAGTTCTAAATGATGAACGCCGAATTAATGGACCACCTTCAATCTTTTTTTCTTCAATCTTTTCTTGTGGTTTATGTTCTTCATATTCACTAAAATCCCCGCTGTGTATAGCATAAGCAAATTCGTACTGAAGATGGTTATTTAATAATTCATATCCGTTAATGAGATAACAAAAACAAGCGCGTGCTAAATCATACATATTATTAACATAATCGTATGAATATGAGTGATGACCAATCTGAGTCTTAATCTTAAAGTCATTTTTGTTAATCTGGTATACATTTACAGAAAAAGCATTTAATCTATTGTACAAAGTTACCACTTTATACTCCATTTTTATATATATATATGAGATTTTAATTATTTATTTTTCTCTTAAATATTTATTTAAAACGTCTTATAGTTTATTTAACACGTCTTGCTCATTACTAACGCCAGAATTCTGCGTGTCAATAATAATACCAGAACCATTGTCTTTTTTTATGCAACAAGCACTGTGTGTCTTGACACGCATTTTATAAATCTTGTATGCGATCACGAAAATTAAAATAGACAAAGCTCCTTCGATACTCAAATCAATAACTTCGTCAGGTTGCATATTTTATAATATATCAATATATTTTATTATCTTATAGGTATATCAGCTACATCAACATCTATTTTCTCATCTTGTGTCTGCGTAATATTGGAGAAATCAAATCGCTCATCATCATTCATAAGAGTTTTTTCAAGTCCCCTTAATTTACCATCGCCAGACTGAAAGAACAATCGTAACATCCATTCATTTTTTCTAAAATCCGATACCTCATTAAGGTCATTAAACATTTGGAGGAACAAAGCTGTGTCTGTCAATATATCGCCAGTGCGTTGCGGAAAAGCTGAAATAAAATGGAGATATGCTGCGACATAATATCCGCATATTCCAGTGACCATGCTCTGTAAGTTTTTTTCTGTGTAATTTATCTTTTTCTTAAATCTTTTTTGAACGATATCTACCAAATGCTGTGGTGGTTTTAAACCAAAACTGTCAAAGTACATTGGAAAAATTGAACCCGACCTTTTTGAAATGCACAGGCATGTCCAGTGGGATCCGCTATTAGGTTCGCCGTTGTCATCAAATTCGCTTTCCAAGTTTATAATATAATTAGTATTTTGTTTCAAGTCTGCAGGTTGGAGTTCGTCTTTAAAATAGCAACCAGCTATCGGGAAGTGCATACGCTTACTCAAAATATGCAGTTGTTTATCTGATAGGACTCCGGATTCTGGATTCATTATATAATATACTAAAATATAAAAAAATATTAATTGTTATTTTTTTATATTTTAAAAAACTTATTCTACATATCCAGTAAAAGCATTTCAATATCTGTTTCAATATCTAATTCAAACCAATCCATTATATAGTATAGTAATATTTTATTTCTCAATAGATTTCATCAGGTCTTGGTGCTTGTTGGTGCGTTTGTGTCTTGCTAAAGCATCTTTTCTTATTACACAACCACATTCACACGTAATTTTTTGTTTCCATTCTGCTAATTTGTCTTTATGTTCCAGTCTATATTGTTTCATTTGTTCTTTATGTTCCTCTGGTGTAATAAATGCTCGGATAGAATTCATATTTGCTTTCATCTCACGCATTACTTTATCTTCTTCACATTCGGCTTCTCGTTTGTTATTACATGGAAACTTATATAATTCAACCATATTGAACATATCCCACCCGCCATTGTCTCGTATCATTTGATAGAGTTTAAAGTTGTATTCCTTAACATTAGGATTACTACAATTACTTTTATGTTCATATTTCCGTTTCGTAAAATGAGTCGTTGAACCAACATATAATAATTCTGGGTTATCTATATTTTGAATCTTATAGATAATCGTGTTTGAATAGTCTATTGGTGTCCTCGGCATCTTATTAAGTCCTATATTATCTTACGATATCTCTTTAAATCAATTTTATATATTTTTCCTAAAACTATAATACATCTTGAGTTGATATTTGTTGAACCGCCATAGTAGTATTAACCAATCTTAAATTATTTGTATCAGTACTAAAAAGGTCACCCTTTGTTGTAAGCAATTGAAAATATAATTCATCTCCGCTATTTACATATACGACATCTTCCCAAGTAATTTGGTTATATAGTCCTGGAGTTATTCTAAAAAATTGTTCTAATGATGACAAATTACATACTAATATCAAATTACTATCGATCATTGGTCTAAAATTCACATTGAAACGAATATGATAAGACCCTGTTGAAATAAATTTCATATCATCATCAATAATTTTAGTTAGTTTATTTCTATTAACAAATTGCTGTATTTTTGGTTGATTTGTATACACAATTTCGGGAATAGTATAAAAACTAAATTTTGAACTTTGTTCTTGTTGAGTAATTTTCAATACATCGCTCGTTTTTTGGATTATTTCAGTTTCAAAATTATCGGCGTTAAAATTTTGAACGTTTCGTTTCGGTTTGCTATACTTTGACATTATATATAATAATAAGATATTAATTTTATTAAGAAGAAGTAATATTATCAAAATTACCCAAGTATTTAAACTTAATTGATGCGTCAAGCAACTCATAATCTGAAGTAGCCACTGACTCGTTAAAATCAGTACCTATTGTTCTTTCAACATATGTATTTATTGATACCTGATCTGTGCTGTTAGTGAAATTAAATATCCTTTTACAAGACAAATTACAAACTCTACCTTCAGAATTTCGCACGTATTGAACAGAAAACGGAGTTTGATATTGTGGACGCAAGTTCCATTTTGGTTTAATAGGGTCAGAGCCTGATACATCATTTATATCGTCGTCTATAGCAATTCCAATACATGGGTTTAATCTTAAACCGGCAGAATTTCTAAAAATAACATTACAAGTTATTTCATACGTTCCATAATACGATGAATTACAAGTAAAATTAGTACTCGTATCAGTGACAAATTGTTTATTATGACTATACCATCCTGTTGAAATATTTGCAGATAAATGCTTACCATTACCCCAACCTAATTGCACACCTTGTACGATACCAAATCTGAAATTTGTAAAACTATTTATAGGAATAGAATTTACTTTAATTTCAGTACAATCTACACTACCATCTGTTCCCAAAATTCCACTGTAATTGGTAGGGTCACCTTCAGTTCCATTTGACGCTGTAACATCCCATCCAAAACAAAAATTATTGAACCCACAACTTGTTACTCCACGACCCACGAATAAACGGCATGAGTCCAAAGATGTTCTGACATCAAAAATTGAACCCCCATTTAGTGATGGATTTGTTAAAGGTTTGATAGAAATACCATTACCATCTGTATTTAAAAAAGGACGTTCTCCAATAATTGTGTCATATGTTCTCATATCGCCACTTAAATCAAGCATATATTCGGGGTCTTGTCGGTTAATACCCAAAAAACCTGACGGCATAATAGCTATATTATCTATCTCGCTTGGAGTACTACTGCTATCATTTTTGACACCAATTTCAAGTAAACTTTTTTCACCACCAGCATCATCAACATCGTCTTTATAGGAAATATAACCAAAATCAGAACCATTATTTTTACTTTTAAAAACAATAGATGAAGTTCCGTTATTGTCGTTATGTATCAAAGTCAAACTTCCTCCAGAAGAGCCAGGCGGTGTACCTACTGCCTCGTTAATAGATGATGCTTTTTGTGTTACAAAACCAGACGACAAAATGGTCGGAACAAGCGAGTAGTAACCTAAATATAAAGCACGACCGAGTCCATTACTGGAATAAAACGAATCCAAGTGATGCCCACCATTACGAAACTCAAGATATGAATCAGTATGATTTTGTGATAGTCTGTAAAAAAAACCAGAAGGTCGCATAAAATTGCAAGTTAAATCATTCAAACTTAAATCCATATCTTTCTCAACAACTAACTTGTCATCTACAGAATCATAAGTGATATAAGGTGTTCCACCTCCTGATGAATTATTACTTATATCTATTATTTTTGCTTCTACATTGGAAATATTTCCGAGTGTCAAATATGTTATATTCACTGACCCATCAATCTGTGTTGTATTAGTTCCTGTATTATACGAAATATTTGTTAATTTTGTTTCATGAGTTGTTATCGTGTTAGATATATCATAAAATTTCTGCTCAACATCTGTTATATTTCCAATATTCAGAGAACCATCAATTTCTGTAACATTTGTTCCTGTATTATACGAAATATTTGTTAATTTTGTTTCATGAGTTGTTATCGTGTTAGATATATCATAAATTTTCTGCTCAACATCTATTATATTTCCAATATTCAGAGAACCATCAATTTCTGTAACATTTGTTCCTGTATTATACGAAATATTTGTTAATTTAGTTTCATGAGTTGTTATCGTGTTAGATATATCATAAAATTTCTGCTCGACATCTATTATATTTCCAATATTCAGAGAACCATCAATTTCTGTAACATTTGTTCCTGAATTAAAAGACAAATTTGTTAACTTGGTTTCATGAGTTGTTACCGTGTTAGATATATCATAAAATTTCTGCTCAACATCTGATATATTTCCAATATTCAGAGAACCATCAATTTCAGTAACATTTGTTCCTGAATTAAAAGACAAATTTGTTAATTTGGTTTCATGAGTTGTCACTGTGTTAGATACATCTATTAATTTCTTTCCAACATCTGATATATTTCCAATGTTGAGCGAACCATCAATTACCATATCTCGATTAACATTTACATTACTATCTATAATCAATTTATCTGTTTCTTGTACATATTCCATATTTACTAAAATCGTGTCAAAATTACTCAACACATCATCAACATTTAAGTTGTTTGTAAGATTTAATACCCCATTAATTTGAACAGAATCAGTAATTGTTAATGATGGTGTGACTCCTCTTGAGATTCCTGTGAGTTTGTAGAACTGGTCATTTACATTATAGTTATTTGAACCAACGATTAACGTTGATGGGACTTTCAATGTATCTCCAATAGTTGTTATACTCGTTGATTCATCGTATGAAATTTTTGTTGTTTTTTGTTTGTTATTTAGTATTTCACTTCCAGCGTTCGTGAGATTGGGCAATTTTAAAATACCATTTATTGATAGATCATTTAAAATATAGGTTACATTATTGTTGTATGAAATATCGGTTAGCTTGTTACTATTTGTGTCAATCTGTAAAAGTTTATTTTCTACATTAACACCGTTAAGAGTAAGACTTGGTGCACTAACTGCACCCGTAATTATGCCACCGGACTTCTTAAAATAAAGTTTATTGGCATCAGCCAGAGTCAACGGTGTCTCATCAACCGTAAACACAAGCGGATTGAAATGGGGTAGGTCTTCAGTAGGTTTTGGATAGCTCGTCATCTTATATATATGACCCTTATTTTATTTTTGTCAAAAGTTTTGTTAATCATTTGTCTTTAAATTTAGAAACCAACTCACGGCAAAGTTGCGAACCTAGCTGTTTTTTTTTAATTATATATAAAAAAAATATCAATTATACAGGACAATATTTTTAAAGTAGTGTATAATAATGATTTTATGAATTAAATTCTCCAAAATATTAACTATTTAGATTAAAAATAATAACTAAAAGCTTTTAGTTTATAGAACTTATGGATTAATTCATAAAATCCTCCAAAAATATTAATTATTTAAAAATTATACAATACTTAAAAATCTTATTTGTATAATTTAAAATGAGTATAAGATAATTTAAGATATTTTTTTGATATATTTTGATATATTTTGATATATTTTGATATATTTTGATATAAAATAAGATTCGCAACTTTTTCCACACAATTTGTCTTTAAATTTTATTCAATATCTTCAATGATATCAAGGAAATTCTTTCTAAATTTCTTATTGACATCAGGTTCATCCAAATCTACCATTAGCACAGAAAATTTGTCTCTGGTCGCAAAATTATATATTTTCAGGAGTTGGTCCTTTGTGACACCAAGAGACAACTCACTCATAATCATGTTGAGATTTCGTTTCTGTCCAAGTTTGAGAATAACAAGGTAGTTACTATTTAATCTTATCATTTTTGGTATGGCGTAGTAACTCTGTGACAAATATATTAGGGATATGCCTTGCTTTCTGCCACGGAGGAAAAACTCACTTATCATACTTTGGTCTTTCGTAAGAACCAAGTCATCAAACACTATTAAATGGTTATCATTTTTGTCGTATGAATTTATATTTTTCAATTCATTTAGGTCTTCATATATTTTTATTGCACCTTTGGTTTTATCTGACAAAAATTGATATAGAGGTTCATCTTTACAACGACAGAATATTTCTATAGTTGAAAATGTTCCTTCACCTTTTGAGAATAAATCTATTAAATTGACTATATAATTGGACTTACCGCTACCTGACGGAGCTACACAAGTGATACGAAACGGCAAACGATTAATCCCGTGTAAATGCACATTAGGGTTATCTGTTTTTGAGAGATATTTTTTTAACGCTGGTTCTTTATAAAAGTTTTTCATAAATATTATAATATATATATATATATATTATAATGCCAAAAATATCGTTTAAAAACGACATAGAAAACATGGACTGCACTTGTCACGGAATGAAGGGTGAAGGTTTAGGAAAAATACCATCTTCAATAGAGCGATTGATGGAGAAAAACAGAGACAAAGTCATCTCTAAAATAACCATTTTCAGACTTCCATTACAAAAAAAATTAACCCAAGCACTTAATCTATTAACTGATAATAGCGTTAAACAATTTTTAAAGAAAAACGATATAGATGCTCTTTACCATTTAGGTGTATTTTTGGAGACAAATGATGGCGATTTTGTCTATGATAAGCAAGCTAATTTCAATTTTATTGAAGCACCTAAAGGGTTTTTAAAACAACCTAAAATGGAAACAAGTCCTGTGTCTAATCTACCTGATAATCTTACTATCGGTCAGATGTTTGATGCTGGTAAAAAACGAATGGGTTCAAAATTTTATTATTATTCAGCTCTTAAGTACAACTGCCAATATTTTATTAAAGAGTCATTAGAAGCGGTGAATGCTGATTTTGATGTTGATTTCGTTATGCAAGACCTAACTAATTTAGTAAAGAAAATACCTGAATGGAAACGCCGTTTTGGTATAGTACTGACTAGCTTTGCGAGAGAGGCGGATAAAGTAGTATCACACACGAAAGACGCTATAAAGGATACCACCAAAGATATTAAAAAAGGTGTTAAATCTGTTGCTAAAAAGACTAAAAAGGTATTTGGTTTTGGTTATGAAGTTGCTATGAAAGATTAATATTTATTTTGATTTATTTTGTTTGAATAAAAGACAAAATAAATATATTATTGTTCTGTTTTGTTGATTGGTTGGTTTTTGGATAAATACCGCCGGTACGCGGTACGCTCCGGTACGCTTCCACACAAAGTTTCTTCCGAGGAGCCCTTCCATGAACGACTTTTGAAATAGCGTTCCGGACCGTACCGGCGTACCGCTTCCATTTATAGAGAAATGTATAACACATATTATTAATTGATTTATTTTGATTCATTTTGTCTTTATTTGTAGACAAGATAAATTTAGATTATGTTTTTATTTTTGAGTTTTTTTGAGTGATTTTGATTTATGCGCTCAACACACCGAGGCCTACATCCAGATTGATACTTGTTTGGTAAGTCACATACACATAATAGTCAACCTTCTTTGCTGATACGTTCTGGAACTGGATTTGGACAGACTTAGGACTACTCTTTTCGAGTTCTGTGCCACGATTGACTTGAAGGTATACGTAGCCATGCTTTTGTTCCCATGTACGCTGCGAAATTAAACCCGAGGTTAAGCCGTCACTCATGCCACCATTAATAGCATTAACACCGTAAAATTGCTCATTGAACAATTCGTAACCGTATCTCGCATTTTGCTGGAGCTGGCTCACACCGCCCACCTGCACGTTAAAGTTTGTTATTGATGAAAGCATTGCAACATCACCACCACCGCACGAAGATTGGACACTTTGGAATTCATTAATTCCACCATTAGCATCAGAAGCCAACATAGGAACAAGAAGGACACTCTTAATACCCCGGATACCCGAAGTGATAAGTTGGTTCACATTTTGATTAGGGTCTACACCACGGATGGTGAAAGAATAAACATCATCATATACCACCTTGCGGTTAGAACCCGCACTGATATAGGCCGCCTCGAGACTTGGGTTTAGAACGTAGCTACTTACGTGAAGTTGGATACTGCGACCAATATTTCCCGTTGTAGTACCAGCATATCCTGCAAGTGTATTATCAAGGCAAGTATTTCCTACACTCAAATCAGCACGAACACTGCCAGCAGCCGCCTTAATACCAGCACCCGAACCAGCACACGAAGCAAGCATAAGAGGAACGACGCCATTGTAAGACGATTTTACAACGGATTCACCAGTCACAGCCGTGCCGTTGGTGGTAAGGAGAGAAGTAGATTGATTGAGGTTAAAGATAAATCTGTATTGGCAACCCTTGGACATGGGAACATTTTGGAAGTAATTGTGCAAATGTTTGAGTTTTACAATAGCCATAACCTGAGTTTGAACGACTGGAGAAGCAGATGCTCCACCTGCGTGCTTGGTAATGACTTGGGACTTGTATAGTTGGTCAGCAGCCGCCTTGGTAAGGAAAGCGGATTGCGAAACCTCAAGCGAATCGCCTCCAATCTTGGCATCAGCATCGTAGTTAATGTAACGAAGGCGTTCAGCAAAGCCATTATTACCAATTTTGCCTACAACTGCAGAAGATAAATCCATAGTAAGTTTATCGTTGTTATTGACAACCATACCAGCCGCACCACCTACATTGTCAGCTGTGTAAGCAGTCGCTGCCATGACGTCATCTGGGTAAAAACCAATTGATGGACCTTGAGAGATAACATCACCCCATGAAAAAGAGGTCATCAATTTAAAAGCATTATAGAGGTCAGAAAACGGGGTAGACTGGATTATATTCGTACCGTTGAGGTCAACACTCATAGAATGTATAAGGGAAGTATAAGAATTCTTAAGTCCCATGATTTTAGATACGTTAGTAGCGTCAGCAAGGCCAGCACTATTTACATTGGTGTTATTTCCTAAAGTAAGAAGAAGCGGAATGGAGAGATAAGCTTCGCGATAATCCATAAACCGGTCACTGGACGCAAGTGAGGTTGTCTCCAAAGTCGCCTGAGACGACGAATACGAGCCGTTATTACTGTCTAACACCTGCAACCAAGATTGATTCAAAAAAACCGAATCACTTGATTTTTCTTCAACGCTTTTTGAGTAAGTCACTAAGTCTTTCATATTTATATATTAGTATTAGATAAAAAAATATGAAAATTGCTAAATAAAATTTCTAC